CGGACGAAGATCCGGTTCCGAAGTGCAGCTTGGCAATGCCGCGCAGTTCCTCGATGGCAACGCCTGGACGGAACTTGTAGTCGTCCGTCATGTCGGTGATCGGCATCGGTTCCTGACCCCATGCAACGCCCATCGCCTGCTGTCCGCAAAGGAAGCAAGGCTCAACAGCGATAGAGCCGTTACCAGCCGTCGCGAAGATGCTCGAGGTCGTGATGAGCGTCGAGATTTCTTCGATCTGGCGGATGATGACACCATCATAGATGAGGTCGCCGTCCTGGAAGAGCGGGTTCGAGTTCATGCCGCCTGCTTCGCGAGCGCGTGCGTCGCGATTGGCTGCAATCATCGTCGAGTCAGCCTTGAGGTCGCGGAACGCGCGAGCGCCCGCAAACATCACGAAGTACTCGCGACCGTCTTCAAGACGGAACGGGCGAATGGCCGGCGAGGCGTTCTTTGCAAGACGCTTCGCAAGGCTCACCGTGGCAGCAGTCAACTTGTCGTTGGTGCTGTCAACGTTGCCAAGACCCGTAGCGTGGGTGGCCGAGTAGTTCGACGTAGCCGCACCAAACAGGATGCGGTCAGAGTTGGCAGCGCACCACGTGTTGTAGTTCGCAGCCGTCGCGCCCGTGACCACGACGTTACCGTCAGAGTCAACGATGTCCACCGCAGGGATCGAGGACGTGGTGACCGTGGGGCCAGCCATGTACTTGATCATGTCTGCGCGCAGCGTGTCTGCCGACCACAGCTTGAGCATGTCACGACCAGCGTTCAGCAGGTCGATCTCTGTCTTGTAGCTCGTGGACTTCGGCACCTTTACGGCGTTACGAATCCAGTCGACCGAGATGGCGCAGTTGTAGTTGCCGAGCTGCTCTTCCTTGCCGTTCAGGACGCCAGAGCCTCGCACACCAGCAGCCGTGAGCTTGGTGATGAGCGGCACGTTGATCGTCTTGCCGGATTCGGAGGCGAGTTCGTACATGGAGACGATGACCGAAGTCTTCTTGCGGCCCATGTAGGGAAGGAAGCCAGACTCACGGACATATTCCGCGAGATAATCTTTTGACCAAATCTGCTTCTCAAGAGCAGATGAAAGGGAGGTCTCAGCCATTTGAGTGTCCTATTATTTGAACACTGCGTTGAACGCTTCGCCTGGTCCGACCGGAACGTTAGGGGCTTTGCCCCCTGCGCTCGGTGCGGATGCAAGTGAAGGTCTTGGCAGTGCGGGTTGGGGAGATGGTGACGCTACCCCAGCCGCCTGCGCCTGCCCTGCCTTGACGTAGCCGTTGGCCTCCGCCCACTTCTGGGCAAATGCTTCCGGGTCTTCGTCACCAAGCTTGGCAATGCGTAAGGTCCGCTGGTGCTGCGTCACTACGAAGTCGTAAGGATCGGGCTGACGTTGGATTGACTGCCAAATGGCCGGATTGTTCTGCAGTTCCTGCTGCAGCCACTCCTCGGCGGCTTTGACCTTCTCTTGGCCGTGGTGCCTTACAGCGGCAACAAGACTCGCGTTCGTGATTGCGTCCCAGCGCACTCTTTCAATGCGCTCGTTCAACTGACGTTCGAAGGCTTCCGGATCTGCTAAGGGGTCCAGAGGCTGTTGCGGCTTGCGTTGCGCTTCCGCTTCTCGGCGCTTGTACTCTTCAAGCTCACGCTCGAATTTCTGGCGCTTCTCTCGTTCGTCCAGAACTGCCGCGATCGGGATGTATCCAGCGGGTGGCTGTACGGGCGCACTCACCGGCTGCGATAGCGTAGGCTCTGTTGTTGGGGCTTCCTGAACGGGCTGCGATACAGCAGGCGGCTCAGCTACAGGCGGCTCCGATGTCATCGGGGCGGGCTGTGAATCTTCACTTTTGGACGCAAAACGTCCCGCGTCGTCCCTGGGTTGATCCAGGAACGCAAGTTTGTCCTCAGTCATCTTTTCCTATGAACGCCCGGTTAAGCCTCGGCGGCAGGCAATGCAACGCCCTTAAGGATGGCGGCTCCTATGCTGCCAGTAGCAGCAATTCCTCTTCGTCCTCTTCGTCGCGTAGCCGTTTGGCTTCCGCTCTGACGAGGGCGTAAAACTCGTTGATCTCCCTGAGCGCCTTTTGCATGGCGTACAGTTCGTTCAGTGTCAGCGCGAGGCGTGCAGCCTCTAGCGCCTCTTGTGCCTGCTCCTGCACCCTGTCAGGGGCTTGGACCAGTTGAGGGGTTGCGACCTCCTCGATGAACTTGACAACGTCCCTGCGTTGGTCACGGCGCTTATTGCGCTTCTTGTAGTAGTACGGGTCCCAACCACCCTTGCCGCGTGCCTCTTCGGCAGTGTCTTCAACACCGACCAGAAGGCCAGTGAGCGAGCCAGAGCCAGAAAGGCTGGCCGACATCGCGCCGGGGCTCTGCTCGCCCCCTTGGAAATACCGCCCCGGAAAGTAATTGTCGGGGAAATACTTATTCGGAAAGTGGTCGCCTGCGCTCATCCGTTGCAGTCTCGCCCTTGTCCGGTTCCGGCACCTGTACCCACTTAAATGCCTTCGTCATGTCCACCTTGTGGCGGATGTGGCCCTCAAACTCGACAGGCTCCCCGATGCACTCAGGGTTGAACACAATCTGCTTAACCATATAGACCCTCCTAACTGTCGGTGAGGTCGTATGTTATCGCAGATCGGTTTCCGTCGCCATCTACCGTGGCAATAATTCTGTCTTTGTCGTCCACAAAAGCGTTGCGGATCGTGATTGTCGTTGTGGAAGCGCCCGAAATCTTGCCCGCCGTAGCCGCTGCAATGAGCCTCAAGGCATGACGCACCGTCAGCCCATCTTCCACCCCGTTGACCGCGTCCAGAATGGCATTCGCCACGTTGCCCGTGGTCAGCACGTCGCCCGTGACTGTGATGTCAGCCGCGAGCGTGCCAAGGGCCGTCAGGACCGTGGTCCCTGCTACCGTGCCTTCCGCCTCTATAGCCGCTGCTAGGTGGCCTATAGCGGTTAGCTGGGCAGTGGCCCCGCCCTCGCCGGATAGTGCCGCAGCAAGTTGCAGGAACGCTTGGAGTTGCGCCCCAGTAATATCGCCTGAGCCGCTGATAGTCGCAGCCATCGAAATGATAAGCTGACCTACTCCGGTCAGATCACCAACCCCGGCTATCGTCGCCTCACCGTTCACACCACCAGCAACTGAGCCTGTCAGGTCTCCATCACCGGATATGTTCTTACGAGCTGCGAGAGCGCCCGCTGTGATGGGTAGCACCCACCAATATGGGTCTCGGTATCCGTCCGGAACGCCTGAAAGCGGGTCCCAATACTCGGAGCAGAACGCACCGCGAGCCTGACTCGGCTTGTTGAAGTCGCGGCGGGTCATCCCTAGCCCGATGGATCCACCCCCGATGGAGCGGCCCGGGTCTTTGCTTAGGACCGAATAGTTGCCGATCAGGGCCATATCAGCCCCAGCCGAGATCGATGTGACCGTAGAATGCAGATGTGACCGGAGTCGCCGCGCCCGCATACATCAGCCACGTGAGGCAAGCGCCGTCATAGACCCTCGGCATGGAGGGAAGCTGGTTCACGAGGTCGCGCTCTGCTGCAACGCCCACGGTTGTCATGGGAAGCGTGAGCAATGGCCTACAAAGAACGAGGTTCGTAGTCCCTGACGTGTGGGTCACGTTGTAGCTGAACTGCTGCACTGAGCGGATGCCACTGTCACCAGCCGCCAGCGGGATGAAGGGGCCGAACTTGCCTGCGCCCGTGCCTGAGTATTCAATCTGACCAATCGGTGCGGTCGCGTTCGAGATCGGGAGTGTTGTGGGTGTTGTGTTTCCCGTATTGCCCGCCGCGTCAGTATAGGTGATCTGGATGTTCGGTGTACCAGCGCCCAAGGCAACGGATGGGGTCAGGTAAGCCTGAACGCCAGCACCATGTGTGGGGGCTCTGTCGCCAAGGTAGATGGTGGCCGTGTGTGTGCCCGTGCCCGCATCCGTGTAAGCAATCGCCGTCGCCGTATCCACGTTTGCCCTTGAGGTCGCCACGCGGCAAGTCGTGGCCGAAACGCGGATGGCGTAGTACGTGGTGGCAAGCGATAGACCCGTAGGCAGCGTCGTGGTCGTTGTGAATTGAAGCGGGGTATAGGACTGTATGTCCCAACCTGCGTAGGTCAGCAGAAGGCCGGAAGACGAAGACGCCGTAAATGTGGCTGAGTTCACAAGCGCCTGGTTGCCTGTCGTGGTCGTCGTTGTGACCGGATACCAGCCGAGCATGTCAACGAGCATGAACACCGCTGGCATTGTGGTCGCGGCGGCAGAGAACGCCGAAGCGTTCAGGATGCGCTTGATGTCGGTGCTTACATCGCCCCCGTGATAGATGGACCCCGCAAGCCTGTCATGGGCAGGGTGAAACGCAAGGTTGGTGCCAACAGCACCCAAGGTCATTGCAGATGGATTGCCCGTGGAATGAGGCAGCGCGTACCATGTGCCTGCTGCCTGAGTGCCCACGGCATGGGTCAGCTTGTTCCAATCCGCACGCCAGAACTTGCCGTTGACGCTGATCTCGTTAATCAGGTCATCAAGTGAGGTAAAGCCTGGCATGTATGGTCCTCAAGCCCAAACAAACGAGCAGTCGCCAAGCAGCGGAATGCCGCTCAGTGAGCCGTTGGGGCATGTGATAAAGTTGATGTATGCGTTGTCCTCGACCTCGGGGAGCTTGCTCCCGGCATCAAGGTAGAAATCCTTCTCGGTCGGGGCGGTGATTTCCCTAACCGTCAGTTCAGCAAGTGGCTTGACCAGAACGAGCGTGAACAGACCAACGTCTGTGCCGTTGGTGCATTGCACGGCCTCAATTGACCGAACCCCGCTGTCACCCGCCTGAAGCGTCATGAACGGCCCGTTCCGGCCTGTTCCGGTCTGTTGAGTGCAAAGCAACGTACCGTTGACACTCGCCGCCGTGGTCATTGTGTGAAGCGGTGTAGTCCGCCCCGCAACGCCCGCTGAGTTCGTATAAGTCACAAAGAACGTGTCGCCCACCAAACCGTGAGGAGCCACAAGGACGGGCATGATCCTCACGCCTGCGCCCGATGTGGAGCGGGTTAGTACCTCTGTATTCACCATTGGCTGGCTGTCTGATGTTCCCATGTCCACAAAGGGATAGAACATGAGGTAATCAAGCATCGTAACGCGCTGCGGAACCGCTGCGGCAGTAACTGCCATCGCCGTGATCTTGCGCAAATACTTCTTCCCGCCCGATACGTTGCCGCCGTGCTGGATGCCGCCGTCACCGGAGCGCGTGAGCACCTTCGCTTCAAGCGGAGCGGCTGCGTAATACTGCGGGGCCGGATTTCCCGGGGCCATTGAGTAGTCAAACCAGACACCCGCCACTGTCGTTACAGCCGGGACCTTTCGATAGGTCACATAGGTAGAGTTGCCAGCTACTTCCGCGTCAACAAAGGCCGCGATGTTGGCAAAGCCTGCCATTTAGCTCGCCACCTTGCTCTCGCCGTAAGCCGTCGCATACAGGCTAGCCACAATGCCGCCATTGCACTCGCAGCCGCGTTTGAACTCGTCGCGCTCGCGCTTTACTTCGACGCCGCATTCCTTGCAGGAGTAGCGGGTCTCTGGCTTTGGTTTCACGTCAATCATCGAATGATATTCAACCTCAGGCTTCGGTGACATCGAGCGCCCCTGCTGCAAACTGTGGCTGAATGCCGTTGGCAACCGCGAGGCTTGAGGTCAGAGCGCCCGCATAAAGCACCAAGCCCGCACCGCTCGACGCCGTGCCGATGGCGACGTGTGTCAGCGTAGCGCCCGAAGCACCGCACTGAGCGAACTGAGCCAAGGCAGCATTAGCCGTTGCGCCACCTGACGGTGCATCCCAGCCGCCTGTGGTGCGAGCAACCGCGATGCGGGCATAGTTCGTGTAGCTCGTCTCGTTTGTCTCCTGCGAGCCACCCACACCCGGATCTGCAGTGTGCAGCGACAGGTAAAGGTCGGTGTTCGGTGACGTGCTGTCGTTCTCCGCGATGTTGTTCCACGTGGTCGCGTTGAAGATGAGTGCCAGGATTGAGTTGCTGGCTGAAGTGGATTTAGGCATCAGGTTATCCCTTGTGCGCGGCCATCAGGGCCTCTGAGAATTTGCTTTGGCTTGGACAGTGCAGACGCAAGTGCTTCCTGACCCCGCCCGATCGCGAGAAGGCCAGCCCCCAAGGCTTCCATTGTCCGGTCTGGCTTGACGGGCTGCATGGCTTCGCCACCCTCGCCGCCTTCAGCCATCATGCGCTTGCGAGCGTCGTTGTGTTCGGCCTCACGAGCCTTGAACTCTAAGTCTAGCTGCTTCGACTGCGCCCCAAACTCAAGGTCGGCCAACTTCTCCTGCCGCTTGATCTCAAGCATGGCCTGAGCCTTGCCCGTCTCAATCTCGGCCTGACGGTTGAGCCGTTCGATGTCGTATTTGAACTGCAGGTCAGCCAGTTGCATGGCCCGCTCGGTCTTGCGCTTGTCCGCTTCGTCTTGGCGAAGTAGCTCCTGAGCATCAGCCTGAGCCTGCATCTCAAGCTCTTGCTGCTTGGCCTGCGCCTGCATCTGAGCCTTTTGCATTTCGGCCTGCATTGCCATGTCCGGCTGCTGGGCCTGCTGCTCCTGAGCCTGCTTGAGCTTGTCCAGTAGCAACTTCTTCTTCGGCAGGCTGGATGCTTCAATCAGCACATCCGGCGGGATCGGCATCCCGGCCTGTACCAACTCAGCCAGCCGCTGGAATTGCTCTTCCTGAATGACTGCAGTGTCCGGCGTGGAGTCGATGACGATGTCCACGTCCATCTCAGCCGGGTTGTTCTGTACCTGCTGGATGGGCTGGCCTGTCATGGGGTCTACAGCCGGCTGACCCGTCATCGGGTCCACCACAGGCTGCGGCATGTTCAAGCCGACAAAGCGCGGGGCGTTCTCGTCATCCGTGACGCGAATCCACTTGGGAGCGGTCCAGAACTGCTTGATGCTTTCCCACATGGCGCGGTAGCACCTGAGCTTCCAATCGTCAAAGCCCGCGAGCAATGGGGCCTGTTCGGTCAAGCCCGCCTGCTGCTCTGCCAGGATAGCGCGGCCCGACTGAGCCGACCCCTGACGACCCACAATCCCCGGTGTCGGGGACTGGCGCATCATCTCTTCTTTGGCATCGCGCAGCAATTCGAGATGGGCCGGCGTCAACTGCCGATCGCCAAGCTCCTCAATCTCACCGTCCTCGGCCTCAATGATGCCGTCAGGCCTTGCCCACTGAGCGCGGACAGCGTCGATGTCCTGTACCCGCTTCGACACACGCAGTTTCGCCACGTTGAGCAGGTGAACAGCCTTGGAGCGGCCCTTGTTGATGGCGTCCTGCGGCGAGACCATGTCTTTGACAACGCCATAACGCTGGTTGTCGATGTCGACATAGGCAGACTGCGCGAGGATCGGATTGCGCGGCTGCTTGGTCTTGGAGTCCAGATACGGGCTTGGCCCTTCCTCCAAGACCCCACCATAGACAAACACGCACTTGTTCCAGATGCCGCCGCGTCGGCTGTACATCTCAAAGCACATAATGCGGCGGGACTTCACGTCAATCCACGACCAGCCGTCCTTGGGCCGATCCTTGAACGTGTCGCCCGTCGTCGCGATGTCAAAGGACTGCTTGATCTTGTCTTCAGCGTCTGGATACAGGTCAATCAGATCCTGCTCATCCATCCACTTGGCGATGCCCATGTAACGTGCGTCACCGAAGTCACGGTCGCGGCTGTAGGGGTCGTAGAAGAACTCTTCGGGCCGAATGCGCCGAATGCCAGGCTCTTGGTCCTCGTTGATTTCGTTGATGCCTGCTGTGACGCCCCAGGTGAGGAAGTCCTGCAGGCACTCACGAGCCGTTGCGTTGTAGCGCGTGACATCAGCCACATAGCGCAGGCCGTCAGTCGCTACCTCTGCCGCCTCTTGGTCCTGCGGTGTGCGGCCCCAACCTTTCGGGTCTGTGCGGCCACGCTCCACAATGCCGATGATGGCGTTAACCGCAGGCTTCACATGGTTGAACGACAGCGCAGGCTGGTTGCGCTTCTCCAGCGTCCGGCGCTCGTCGTCTGTCCACTGGTCGCCGTCGTAGTATCGCTGGAAGACCTGAGCCGCTCGCCTTGCAGCGTCGAGCATGTCCATGCTGACAGTGGCTTTGCGCTTGACGGTTTCGAGGTAGTTATCCTCGGCCTTCTGGTCTGAGACTTTGCGCTTTGCCATTATGCTGTCTTCCATCCGCCTTGAGCGGCCAAACTTCTGTTTCTTGTGTACCTGTCGATCGGGTCGCGGCTCTTGTCTGGCTTCGTCAGAAGCGCAGGCCAAGCCTCGTAGACCGCGCGGCCTATCAGGCTGCAGCAGTCAACCGCGTCGTCATGCTTGCCGGCGGGAAAGCGGATAAGCTGGTCAACCACGTCATTGGCCCAACCCATGTTCGGGAAGGACACCTTGCCGTTAGCCGCCAATGCCTGGAACGCTCTGGCCCGTGTTGGCTTGTCGTGGATGCTGGCCACCCACTCAATGCTTGCCCACGTCCTGCGCTCGTCCATGCGCTTCTTCAGCGGGCCTTCGATGGCTCGCTTGATGACACCACTTTCGGCAAACCACGTGAGCGGCTTATGCTTGGCGATGAGGTCGCACCATTTCTCGATCCAGACACTTGCGTCTGTCTGCCCGCGCCACCAGTCCAGTGCGTAAATCGTGGAGTCAGGACCCACGCCCCATATGGCGTGCTCCGTATAGTCCCCACCACCGTCTGTGACAGCGAAGTCGCTAGTACCGAAGATGTTGACCTTGGGCCGCTCTGCATATCGCTGGAACCACTCGCGCTTGAAGAATGTGCCTTCGTCGGGCTGCGGATCCTGCTGATACAGGGCAGACCAGAACCGGGGCAGCGAGTTCGCCTGAATGCGTCGTAAAGAATCTACTGGGTAGGCTTCAGGCCAGAGCGCCGCCCCGGAACTGTCTATTGCGGGAAGCTGAACAACCTCCCATTTGTCACCGCCGGCTGCTTGGCTTTCCAATAGGTAGCCTGACAGGTCATCTTCGTGCATTCGGTGGTTGATGAGGATAATTGCCCCACCAGGCTGCAGTCGGTTGTAGACGCTGCCCTGATACCATTCCTTGACTGCCTTGCGCTCTAGTTCACTCTGAGCGTCGGACATGGACCCGAACGGATCGTCAATGATGAACTCGTCAGCACCCTTGCCGAGAATCTGCGATCCAACACCAACCGCGTAGAAGATCCCGCCTTTGTTGGTATGCCACCGACCAGATGCCTGACTATCCTCGGCCAGCCTGACCTCAGGGAATAGACGACCGTAAGCCTCATCCCTGATGATGTTGCGAACCTCACGACCAATGTCGGACGCAAATTCACCGGATGCGGAAGCGGCAATGATCTGGCGATGCGGAAAGTTCCCCAAGCAAAAGGCCGGGTATCGTCTTGAGGCTAGCTCTGTCTTGCCATGCCTCGGAGGCATCAGCAGCATAAGGCGGTCTACTTCGCGTCGCATGACCCGCTCTAGCTGTTCGGCTACTAGCTTGTGATGGGCTGCGGTCTTGTAGCGGTCGTAGGTGTATTCAGTGAAGTGGATCAGGCTTTGTCTTGCTTGCCTTCGCTTCAGCAGTTCCTGGGCTGCTTCCACGACCTGAGATGATGGCTGCAAGTTCTGCGTCGCTGAGTTCGCTGATGCTTTGCTCATGCCGTGTGGTTACGTCCAGAGACTGCGGGGCCTTCCCGTCAATCCGGTCGCCAATCTCCTTGATGGCCTGCATGTCGCCTTCACAAGCAGCCTCAACAACCTTTTGAGCAATCTTGGCCAGCATGACCTTGCCCTCAGTGTCGGAGCGTTTGACAGCAACCATGAGCGCATCGCGCCACAGTTTGTCTTTCCGTCCTGAGTTTGCGTTGCCTGCCATTGTGTTTGCACTAAGCCGTTGATCTTGAAATATTATTGCGCGCTACGGGGTGTAGTCGTTCACATACCGTTCGCTTCTGCCTCTTGGCTGAATAACGATACGGAACGATTCAATATCACCGCTGGAAAGAGTGGCCTTGATGTCGAGATAGCCAAAACCTTTAAGACGCTGGGTGATGCGGGTGGTGGTGTTGGATGTGTTTGTGGAGGTGACCCCGGTCGGGGTGCGGGTGACGCTGCTGATCGTAGCCCCATCCAAATAGCTGGACATGTCCACGATGTAGGTCAGGTCGTCATCGTCTTCCTGATAGGCGCTGAACTCCTGTGGATTGACCACAGTGACGCCACGGACAGCGTGCCTTTTATTTTGGGCGAGCACTATCGTCCGGTCAGCCATTGCACCTCAAAAGAAAAGGGGCCGCCGACAAAGCCGGAAGCCCCTAACTCACCCACAGAAGGAAGAAGCGCCCGAATCAATGCACAATCCGACCACTCTCTTATTTATGCTTTAGAGGTTTCAAGTTTGCAAGGATATTTATCATAGCGGGTTAGAACTCCCCGTCTTTAACTGGCAAAGCAATAACCTTCGGCGGCTTGCCCTCCCAAAACACCGCAAGCTTCGGATGATGCCCCTTGCATATCTTAGCCTCGCTTAGAGCGTTCATGAAGATCCAGTACCCTTCGTTTGGACTCATGTCCTTAAAGAACCCCTGAACGTACCCGTAGGGATTGCCGATGTGGGGGTCATACATCTCCAGCGCCTTGGTAATGCCTTCCACGCAGTGGTCGCAGTAAATGTACTCGGTGGTAAATGTTCCTCGGTGGCTCATCGCGTCAGCCTCGGCTTTACCCCAAACTCTTTTGCGAACAGCGGGACAACCTTTTCCTCCCAGCAGTCGGCACACACGTCAAATTCTTCTTGGTTCGACACACCACCACAATGGGCAAAGTATCCGCATTTCATATCAACACGAAACCCTGTCCAAGATTTGAGGTCATCGCCGCACAGGTCGCACTTGTGCTCATCCAGTTCGATGACCGTTTTCTGCACTTTCTTGAAAGTCTTCATCTCGCTAACCCATAGTGTTTGGACAAAGCATCCGTGAATCTCTGAAGCCACAGCATGGCCTCGTGCGGACTTCCGCCCACATGCTCCATCATCCAGCGGCCCGCGCTCTTTCCATTTACGGCCACTGCGTCCACCATAGGCACAGCGTATTTGCTTAGGTTGGTCAGCATAATGATGGCGTTGCCCCTTCGAGCGATGGCCGCTACCCGCATGTCGGAGAACTCAGCCGTTCCGCCGCTGACGGTCTGGCCGTAGCCTCCGATACAAGCGGGCATGAGCCCGGCAAGGTAAGCATCGGCCTGCCATTTCTTGAGCGCATCAGCCTGGACCTGTGAGAGATACGCGCGACGTAAATACCATTCCACCATGTCCTGCTCCACCCTCACCCTCCGCGTTTGACGGTCTTGCGGATCGGGCTGCTCAACAACATGGAACGCTTGCCGGCGAGCTTCCGGGGTGCCGAAGTCTGACCTTTGAGGCTCTTCTGCCTGTTTTCGTCTTGCCACGCTTCAAACTCCCTTGCAGTTGCCTTTGCACCTAGGATTGCCTTGGCGCGGGAGGAATAAACCTCTGCGCTGTCAGCTATGATTTCGCCATTGGGGCTTAGGCAGGTCCAGAACCACTTGCCGCTTTTGGTCTTCCAAATCTCAATGGGCATTGTCACCAGCCGCAGCTCGACGGCGCTTGTGCCGTTCGTCAAACAACTCTCGCAACCTTTCGGCCAAACTCGCCGCTGACGCAAATGCCCCGGGAACATCTGGCGAGTACCATTTGCCGGACGGGGCGTTTGCAATCCCGAAGTTGCCGTCAATAGTGCCGTAAATCGTCACCGGGAGCGTGATAAAATCCTCTATTGCGTGATCGTTCATAATTGGCTCGATGTGCCACGCAACGACCTCGACCTTCGGCCCAAACTCCCACTTCCCGCCATCGACCATAATAACTGATTGCGCCCACCAACCAGGCGCGGCAGGAACCAACCTTGCGCCACTCATTGCACACCCCCCTCGTTATCCACATGCCCCGCAAATCCATTTGCAGCCTCGCTGGCGGGCGATGCGTCACGGACCTTAGCCTGCCTAGGCTTGCGGGTCTTCATGGGCTGTAGCGCCATTACAGAGGGTTTAGCGGCCTTCAGGAATGCTGCCTCAAGGTCCGCGCCCTTCTGGCGGTCGGTTTTGGTCTTGTCTGCGATGATTAGCATGATTTCGTCAAAAGTCATGTCCGTCTCCTTTGGATCAAAGTCTAAAGCTGGGCAGTAGGCGTAATTCATTCGGCCACCTGAACCGAAATCTTGCGCCCGAAATGGCGCTCCATGTCATCGAACAGGTTTCTAACCACCCATTCCGCGTGGAACGCATTGTCCAGAAATACCGCGTGCTCGAAATTGCCAAGACGGGCTTTCTGAAAATAATTGTGCTCCACCGTGGGGTGGACTGTGTCGAGAAACGCATCCCATGCCGGATTGCGGCGCAGTGGTGATGGCACGTAGCGAAATGCCAGCATGTTATCGGATGGCTTCAAGCGGCTCTTGTGGATCTTGCGCGCCTCCGACACGCGGTAAACCCGGTCGTTAACCAGACGCTCTGCTGCCTTCCGGATATCGGATGGCTTCGGCCAGCGGTCCCCGGTCTTGACCCATTCGCTGACGCCACGCTCCACCGTGGCCGCCGGCATGTCAGCCAAAGCCTCAAGCCATTCATTCGCCATTTGCCTCAACAGCGACGCATCCTTGCCCCACGGATCGCCGAAAACTGCGGCGAGGCGGTAAAGCTGCTTTGAAACAACCTCGCCATCAGACGCCTTGTGGAAATCAGTCCCCAGTAGACTCACGTTGAGCGCGGGCAGTTGCGTAGAGGTCTCCGAAGACTTCAGCGGCTGCGGAAGTCTTCCCATGCTGTCCATTTGGTTTTCCATATCCTGCTCCATTTGCCTTCAAACACCAATTTAGCCAAGTCTTCCGCCAATCCCTTTTTGCGGCGTCGGCCCCCGACTTTGCCGACCAGTAGTTTGCAAATTTGATGCCCTCGGTCGCTAGGTCGATCTCAGGCAGACCAGCGTTAGCCCGAAACATTGCCCCGTCGACAAACCAGTCTTCAGGAACAACAGCCTCGGAAGGCCAACGTGTGCCCTTGGAACCATCAGGGTCCTTCGGGAGTTTCTTTGTGGGGGTGAGGGGCGCGGCTGCGCGCACCACTACTCTTTCTTCTTCCTGTATCTGTATATGTGATTGTAACTGTAATTGTGTCGGCAATTGCTTAGCATTTGCTTGAGCATTTGCTCTAGCATTTGCTCCACCTTTTGCCCCCGCCTCTGCGCGTATTTTTCGCAGATTTGTGCGCTTAGCTATCTCTTCATCACACCTTCGGTTGTGATATCTGCCATCCTGCAACTCGAAGAACTCAGCAAGCACAACGTCGATTGCTTCCCTCTCTGCTGGAGCAAACGCACGGCAAACGCGGAGCAATTGCTCAGCATTTGCTACTATAGGACCGCCGTTGTTGTAATAGTGGTCGAGCAAGAGCCTGTAGGCTCCGTGCTGGATCATGGTCAGGTGGGCTGTTTTTTTGGCGTAGGAACCTACGTCCCATGCGTACCAGAAGTCAGACATTACACGCCCCTCCTAGGGCTAAGTGTGGCCGGTAATCCCGCCGTAGGAGCGGTCTGGGAAACGAGTTGCAACATCGCTGTCCCGGCACGGAAACTATACACTAAGCGCAAAGGGTTAATCAACTGCGTCTCGTCACAAGCCACACTTCACCCACCTGCTGAATGGTCCCCCACCAGCCTTTGAGGTACATCTGGTTGAGCTTGCTGCGGGCCTTCTTGCTTGTGTCGAAAGTGCGCACCTCGCCGATCTGCCAGTTGCTGAATCCGCCATCGCGGACAGGCTTGGACCGCCAGTCGTGGGAGCATGGTGGGTTGAGCCTCTGCCGCTCCTGCTCGGTCGGTTCGCGGCGTGGGTGGGTTCCAGGGTCGCCCATGAGGTAGGGTGTAAGGTCTCTCATATCAAAGTTTCCTGCTTTGGCTTGGGTGGTTCGTCCTTGAATAGCCGGGGTTGGCGGTAGGCGTCGTCTATGCGCTTGCAGGCTATGTCAAAGTACTTCGGCTCTAACTCAATGCCGATGAACTTCCGGCCTAGCTTGGCACAGGCTACGCCTGTAGTGCCGGAACCCATGAAGGGGTCGAGGATGGTGCGGGCTTTAGGAAGGAAGCCTAAGCACCATTCCATGAGTTCGATGGGCTTCTGGGTCGGGTGGTGCCTACCATCTCGCAGAGCTTCGGGTCTGGAGTATCTGAAGGTGCGGCCTGCCGCGTTCTGGCTCGTCCATGCCAGTTCAAAGTCAGCAAGCGAGAACTCCTGACACTTGTCCCAAACGAGCCAGCGCATCGACGGCGGAAGTAAGTCGCTAAAATAATTTGCCCCCCAGATAACCGCCTCTTTCCCAGCAGCCCTAATCAGGTCGAAAGTCTCAGGCGCGGGCCTCTGAGCATCCCACTCAAACGTGTCGTAATGCTTCCAGCGGTTCTTATCTAACCCACCCTGCCCGTCACCTTTCCCCTTCATCAACTTTCCGTAGTTGATCCCATAAGGCGGGTCAGTAACCACGGCATCCACCTTCGGAAGCAAAGGCAGAATTTCCCGGCAATCACCTTGGTAAAGAACCGCATCATGGATGCGCTCACATCTGAACGAGGCCAGTTTCTCACGCATGGCGTCTATAGCCACATCGTAGGACTTGCGGGCGTTCTCGGCGGGGTCGTAGGTCATTGCCGCACCATGCTATGCGCTGGCCGCGTCTTGGTCCTGCCGCCAGCCGGCGCAGCGACCCAGTTAATCTCCGCAGCCGGGTCCTTCGGAGGCCAGCCATTGAACAGGTTGGACCGGATGCAGAATGTGCCGTTAGGCGCTGGGACCTGCCCCTCGCCCATCTCAATGGTTGACCGGACGCCCGTCTGGATCTTGTAGCCCCGGTCTGTCCAATAGGCACGGATGCGGGTGGCAAGCTCTTCGGCGCACTCCTGCTTGCACCAGTCTTCGGTCGGTAGCCCGTTGGGGCTGTGATTGCGCGTCATTGATGACTCCTGATTTCGACGCGAACGTCGCGGTTGTTGAGGGATGGAATGTCTGTGTCATATGCCCATCGGACGTGAAGGCTGTGGACCTGGTTGTCGTCTGTGATGGCTTGGCCCAGCTGGAGCGCGTCCAGCACAGGCTTGATCTGGTTGTCCAAGTCGCGCAGTTTGTGCGCGCGCTTGATGATTAAGACCACCTCTACCGGATGGTCGAAGGTCTGGCCCCTACGCGCAGCCATGACCTCGGTTGCTGCTGCCGTCTTCCATGCCTTGTATTCAGCGGACGGGTGCATCCCGAATGGGCCTTTGCGCCACATTCGGTTTGCACTTGGCGGCATGTCGAGAAGTACGCTCGTGTACATCAGGCTTTAGCCGCCGGGACAATTGCACTCTCAGGCAACCTGACCACGTGATTGACTGGCGTGTCATAGGTGATAAGCGCCTCGCGGGTTGGGATGCGGCCATACTCCGTAAACAGTGCAAAAAGGTCCGCGTCGTATTTCGCACGGGCCTCTGTGACTGCGGCCTCTGCCTCACGCTTGGCCTCGGCAATCTTGGCGTTCATCACATCCGTGGACGTGCTGATCGTCTTGTGCAGGGCTGTCTGAAGCGCCGTTGACTGAGCGTCAAAGGCTGCGCGCTGGTCTGGGGCGAGGTTGAACGACAGCTCGATAAGGCCGTTCTGGTGGCTCAAGCGGTGGTATTTACCCTTGACCTCCGTCACGCGGCCTTCGGTCTTGTTGATCTCGGCAATCTTGTCGGAAAATAGACTAAGGATTTTCATGGCTAGCTTCTCCTTGTGGTTGATGATTCCCCACCATCGACCGCTTGCCTTTTCTGTGCCTATAACGGTCGAGTTCTGCTTTTGCCCGAAGTTCTGACATGGGCAAATTATCCTTGTTCTTCACCTTGCGCGCGACCGAATCGCGGCGCTTGATGTGGTGCATGGCGGTGCTGTGATCCATGCCGAAATAGTCTGCGATGCGCGGGTAACTCCAACCCTTGTCATAGCGCAGCCGGCGCATACAGTCGGCTCGTGCGGCCACGATGGGCGCAATCCGATATGGCGATTTGGACTTGATGTCGGCCATTGTGATGACTTGCCCGCCCAAGACGGTGTGCCACCACAAAACCTCTTCACACAATTCCACGGTCAGTTCTCCAGGCGTCTTGTTCATTGGTTCCCCCACTGTTGCTGGCATAATGCGCCGCTAACCAGAAACCTCAACGGTTAACGGTGTGACGGCCATCACACTTTGCTCACATGGTGAATTGCGCTTTGGTTTTCAGCTTTACACGAAATTACACTAGGCACATATTCACATCACCCAACAGGAGGGAACAAATGCAGGTAACACCAACACAGGCTTCGGCCATCGCGACAGGGCTGGCAGTTGCCATCCTTGTCTTCATCATCGCCTTTAACCTTGGCCGGATCTCGGTCACGGCTAAGGCGCGTCACTGCCAGCCGCAGACGCTAAACTATTCCATTCCGTTCAAGGGAGGCTTCAATGACTTTTGATTCCACGACCGTCGAGAATGACCCGTTCCTGATCGAGCTTCGGCTTAACCTGAACGATTTGGAAGCGGTGAAAGATGCCACATACAAGGCATCCGACGCAGCGCCGGCTGACCCCAAGGCTCGCCTTGCCTACGACGCAGCGCTGATGCGCTGGGTCCACGCAAAGGTGAAGTATGAGTCGGCGCTTAAAGCGGTGCTTGGCCTGTGAACCGTCACAACCGCACCTATGGCGACAGGCCCTGCGTGAACACAGGCGATGCTGACGAGCCACTCCTCGGCATTGCCAAGGTCCGCGCTTTGTTTGTTGACGAATGTTGGTGCGGGAACCGGAAGCATGTGGCTTGGCCCCTGTGTTCAGTTTGCCAAGTCGTTTTGGAGAAGGATGCAGCGCCATGAGGAACAGATTTGCAGGCCCATGTTACCGCTGCGGAAAGACAGTAGAAGCCGGTCAGGGTTTTTTTGAGCGGCCAGATTCAAAGCGTCGGGCGAAATTCAACCTTCACCCGTCCGTGAAGTGGCTTACCCAGCACAAGGAGTGCTCCGTCAAATTCTATGGGACGGATGTGTTTTACAAACCAGAAGAGGCTGCACAATGAGCAACCTTGCACGCCTACCCACAAGCCCCCGCATGTCTCTGCTGATGGCGGAACAGCAGGCGCAATCCGACATCAGGCAGGAACTCGGCGCGTGCGTTGGCTTGCTCCACGGCACACCTACAAACGCTGATTTGTTTGAGGTGCTGGCGCGGATCAAGGCTGCGGTTGAGTTGATTGATAGCATGGTGGGGATGAGGGAGGCGCACAGATGAGCCGCCCTAGATTGCCATCAAGGCGCGAAATTGCCGACTATTGGGAAGGCAAGCACCCAAAGATTTGGGGCGAGGCGGAAGATTATTGCTTTGCTTGTGGCGATAGCTACTACCTTGAGCGCGCGCACATTGTCCCGCGTCACAGGGGCGGCAAGGATACAGTTAAGAACCTGCACGTCTTGTGCGCCGCATGTCACAAAGAAAGCGAGGCGACGTGCAGTTATTGGCACTGGTTCAACGCCAAGCGCGCTCGCCCATACGAGGCGCACGTAGCCCGCAGGATTGCGCTGATGTGCCCTGACGCTTTGTGGTCGGCTCTTGGCTCGAAAATGCGGGAACGGTGCCTGACACAGAAGCAGTTTGAGGCTGGCATGAAGGTCATGCGGAGTGCCGGCCAGTGAAGCGCCCCGCTATCACCCCAGCCATGAGGCTGGCAGTGCTGAAGGCACACGGGGCGACCGTGATGTGCAGCGAGTGCGGCAAGTTGGTGCCTGTCACTGAGGTCCAAATCGACCACCACCTGGCGCTTGTGGATGGCGGCGAACATTCGGTTGAGAATCTGAGGCCGCTGTGTCCACCTTGCCATCGCATCAAAAGCGCAAGGGAACACGTCGCCAATTGTAAGGCCAAAAGGCTGCTGAAGAAGCACAGCAGCCCGACGCCGGAAGGTAGCATCAAGTCACGCGGTTTTCAGGGAAGCCGCAAGTTTAACGGCAAAGTCACATGGAGGACAAAGTGAAAGAACTCGCAACAGCTATGGCTAAGGCGCAGGCCGAAATCAAAACGGCGCTGAAGGACAGCAAGAACCCGCATTTCAAGTCCAGCTATGCGGACCTGACAAGCGTCTGGGATGCGTGCCGGGTGGCTTTGACCAAGAACGGTCTGAGCGTCTTGCAGATCACCAACTTCGACGCGGCTGACGTGTGGCTGGAAACCACGCTGCTGCACGCATCGGGGGAAAGCATTTCAGGCCGCTATCCGTTGCGCCCACAGCAGCAGACCCCGCAGGGGTATGGCTCGGCGCTGACGTATGCCAGGCGCTACGCATTGGCGGCGATGGTGGGGGTTGTGGCTGACGAGGACGACGATGGCAATGCCGCCAGTGGCCGGCGCGAGGTGCGTGAGGAGGCCCCGCGCGTCAGCGATGCTGAACAGGCGGCTAAGGCGTTTTCAGCCAAAGCCATCAAGGATATTGGGGCGACGAAAAGCATAGAGGCTCTGGTCGCGTGGGGTCTGGCTTGGGCAAAGCAGGTCGAGAAGCTGCGCGCCAACTATCCCGACGAAGCCAAGTTCGTGGATGCCGCCATCAAGGCTCAGGAACTGTCATTCGGGAAGGGCGCATGACCTACACCATCGACAAGAAAGTCCCGCCCCCTCACCTAAACGAAAACGGACGCACCGAGAAGTACCCACTGTCTCAGATGGCAGTGGGGGACAGCTTCCGCTTTGAGTGGGACGCCGCCCTGCGGTCTACGATCCGCTCTAGCGCGTTCCAGAAATGGAAGCACACGCGGCGGTTCGTGACCAAGGCTGTGGTGGAGGATGGCAAGCAGTGGTTCAGGATCTGGAGGGTCAAGTGAAAGCGTTTTTCACACGTACCGCCGCGGGGCTTGTGCCGGCAGATGATGAAGCGCGGGACCTCCTGCGCTCCATCAAGCTGGGGGCGACTGTAGGGCTGGAGCTATCCAGGCCCCGCAACATCAGGTTCCACAGGCTCTATTGGGGCCTGTGCAGTACCATCGCCAGTGCAATAGGCGCACAGGCGGAAAACGTGTCGGACGTAATAAAGTTGCGCTCTGGACATTTTACCGTTGTCGCGACCAAAACTGAGCGATTGCGCTTGCCTCGTTCAATATCGTTTAGCAAGATGTCAGGCGATGAGTTCAAAGCGTTTTTTGAGCGCGCGTGCCTTGTGGTGACGGAAGAGTTTTTGCCCCACATGAAGCCCGGCGAGTTGACGAAACAGATTGAACAAATGGTCGGAATGGAGGATGCGGCATGAACACACTGCTGACCCTGTACCTAGCTGGAATGCCGCTAGCCCTTGTCACAATCCTCTGGGCGCTTGTCGGGATTGGCGAGGATGATTGGCAGGATCTGGCAACGCTGCCGGGTCTTGCGGCTCTGGTGCTGTACGTCGTGCTCTGGCCAATGTTCCTGGCTTTGAGTTTGTATCAAGTCTGGAAACGGTAGGGGGCGCAGCGTGACTGTAGATGAACTAATGAAGATTGGCCGGGCCGCGCGGACTGCATACATCATGCAGCGTCAAGGGGTTGCGGGAACGCTGCCAGACGCGGAACGGGCGGCGACAGTTGCCATAGTACAGGCGCTGCGGAATGAGATAGCCGATGCCTACGAGCGGGGCTTTGACGACGCGACAAGTGAGGATTGGGGAAGCCCCCGCAAACATCGCAGCAACTACGCTTGCGCGGAAAGCATCATCAACGAAATCCTCGGCGATGCCGGGGAGAAGGTGGCGGAGACGCCAGACCCCCCCACGCGAACCGTTCAACTGACGGGCATCACGAAGTCCAAGCGGCCAGACATCCAGTTCGAACCCGCCACCGACCCTATTCGTGACGCTGTCGCAATGGCGAGGGGGCGCGTACTTGTTGTTGATGACATCCCAATGCTGAACAAGTTGGCGGCAGCGATGAAGCCCGCCACCGACGCTGCGCCCGCTGTGTGTGTTTGGACGAAGCACGCTGAAAAGCGGTGGTCAATCCAATGCGCGCCGCACGGGTTTTTCAACCCAACTCCAAAGCGACTTGCAGCGGAACGGTGTGCGATGTGCAAAGCGCCCATCAAGTTCACGGAGGCCAATCATGGATGAGGCACACAACAAATTGCTTGAGCGTCTGCGCACCTACTACGGCGATGACCTCGCGTGCAGGACGTTGCTGATGGACGCACGGCACGCCCTAGAAGCGCTGGCGGGTGAGGTGGGGAGCCTGAAGCGTGAGCGCCTGACGTTGCAAAATGCGGGCGTAACCCTGTTGGAGCGTGCCGAAGCCGCCGAAGCAGAGCGCGACCGTCTGAAGGCTGAGTACGACGCCTACCGAGAAACATCCTGTGAAAGCATTAGTTGTCTGAAGGCTGCGCTGGAGGCGATGACGGCAGACCGTGACCGTCTGGCTGGTAGCCTTGAGATGCTAGATGAAGCACTAGGAGACGCATCATGAGCGCCTTAATCGAGAAGGTGGCGAAGATGTTGCGGGAACTCGCGGACACAGACCCGACATCTCACACGGACGCCCGCGCCGCCATCGCTGCCGTGGCTGAGTGTTTGCGGGCGAAGCGTCACGGCTGTCACGATTATTCCGCTGATTTCCTTCAGAAGAAACTGGAGCAACCGAAATGAGCAAGACACTGGAGGGAATGAACGCTGCGCACGAACGCGGATACGCCGAAAGCTGGGACAGCAACCCTGCAATTCACAGCAGTGTGACAAAACACCTTGCCTATTACGACGCGAACGCAGCAGCAATGCGTGCCGCCCTTCTCTGGCTAGCCGATCAAATGGAAGAGAACGGCGACGCTGTAAAGCACTGCAAACTTGCGGCGGTGTCTGCGTATTTGGCTTCGGGGCAAGAGGGGCGCGCAATGGTCGAGCCTGTCCGCCTCATGAAAGCCATCTCCGCCGCCCTTCGCGCTGCGGGGGATGGGAGATGAGGGTACTGGACCTTTTCAGCGGTATCGGTGGCTTCAGCCTAGGCCTGGAGCGGGCGGGGATGCAGACGGTTGCGTTCTGCGAAATCGACCCGTTTTGCAGACAAGTGCTGCGGAAGCACTGGCCTGACGTTCCACAGTTTGAAGACATAAGGACGCTGAAGGGTGAGCAAGTTGGACCAGTTGACCTTGTTTGCGGGGGATACCCTTGCCAGCCATTCAGTACAGCCGGGGAGCGAAGAGGCGCGGAAGATGACCGTCACCTCTGGCCTGAAATGCGTCGGCTTGTCGAAGAACTCAGGCCCGCTTGGGTCCTTGGAGAGAATGTTGCTGGGCACATCACACTGGGCCTCGACCAAGTGCTTTCTGACCTGGATGCACTCGGCTACGCCACAAGGGCGTTTGTTATTCCGGCTGTCGCCGTCGACGCCCCACACCGAAGAGACAGAGTTTGGATTGTGGCCCACGCCGACAGCGCAGAACGCAAAGCACGCAGGGCTATCTCCAGCGGAGATGGACCGAGTGATGACGGGCAACGCTGGGCTGCACTCCGTGGTTCACTTCTTCCCAACACCGCAAGCGTCAGATTGGAAAAACAGGGGGGGCTGGGGAAACGCGAGCGTCCAGCGCAGGAAGGAAATAGGCAAGCAAATCATGTTGTCGATGGTTGCAGGTGGCCCGTTGAACCCAACGTGGGTCGAGTGGCTCCAAGGGTTCCCCAGCGGGTGGACAGACTTAAAGCCCTCGGAAACGCAGTAGTTCCTGCTGTTGTGGAGCAGATTGGAAAAGCCATCATGGAGGCAGCGCAATGAGCGCGAGAGACAACAACCCACCCCCACCGGAGGTGAAGTGATGAGTGACGATAAGGAATTGACCACGCGCACTTACGGACCGGGCTACAAGCAAGTCCAGCAAGACCCGGAGCGTTGTGTTGAAGCCGTGTATAGCGGTTGGGGTAGCCACCAATGCCGAAGCAAGCGCGGCAGGGGGCCGGGCGGGCTGTATTGCGGGAAGCATGACCCGTCTGCGGTCGCTGCAAGAAATGAGAAGGCTTTGGCGAAATACCGGGATAAGGTTGACAACTCCCCGCTTGCGCTAATGCGCCGCCGCGCCGAAGCCGCAGAGGCCCAAGTGGAGAGGCTGAAGGGGGTGCTGGAGCGTCTGGCCTCAAGTGAGGCGTTCCATCACTCGCACGTCCTTGTTGCCCGTGACGCTGAACTTGTCATGCGGATGGACTTCGCCCGTTCAGCCCTTGAGGCAAAGCCATGAGTGACTTCAGATGGTGCGCGAAGATTTGGTACAGGACCGCCAACGGCCTGATTGACGTTGAGCATCTGTTCGATGAACTGAACATGCTTCACGATTTGGTCGAGGCAGGGCCTTCGTGGCAAGCGGTTGAAAACATTGAGGTCATCTACACGGGGCTGAAAGAGAAGCTGACTATTGAGGAGGCCGAAGCGTTATGGCCCACCCCCACCCCTACACCCCCCGCAGCCTGGCTGAGAGGTGGGGTTGATTCGCGAAGTCTGCACAGTGTGTGGTACCCTGTTACCTCTCGGTATTATGGTACCACACGCAAAACCGCAGAAGTCAGCCAAATAAAGAATAAGCTTTTTCAGGCCAAAAAATTGCTGCAACCATCTTCTTGGTTGTACCAGTCACCAAAAGCGTCTGACATAACCACTAACAAGGAAGGCAAGGCCCCTCCTTGACCACCCAAACTTTGGTGATTGAAGTGTGGTTGCGCTAACCTAATCTTAAAGTCTTTCGCTCATGATCCCCCTACCCAAAGAGGAGGGAAACATGAAGCGGATATGGTTTGTCACTATCGGAATCTTGGCGTTTTTGTTTGACGCAGCGGTTGGCCTGCTGGTCCTTGCCTTGGCGTATACGTCATGAGCCGGACCCTTCACCGTCCAAAGAATGGCTGGGACCGCCGCCCGAATCACCTTCTCCCCGACCTGTTCTGGTTCGTCGCGTTCGGGTTCGGGTGGGCGTGCTTCTTTAACTGGATGGCGGCAACGCTGGATGTTATAATTGCAGGATTAGGAGCAAGCTGAAATGGTTGAATGGTTTGCAATGGAATCGCTCCCGCTCAACACGAGGGTTCGGCTCCGTCACAAGAAGTTCGGGGAGGAGGCTGGGGTGTATAGCCTTCAAAAAACGCCGCCTAGGCCGCTGGTGTTTGATGCGGGCAGCGAACCCTTTCCCATGGACATGGTGGTCGGAGATCCAAGTCAGCGAGGCTGGTTGATAGGCTACGACGGGGGTCGGTTTTTAGGGGCGTATATTGCGGACTGGAAAGAAGTTGAATGGTCTCAGGTAGAGACCGATCTAAAGGGGCGGGAGCAAATCGTTTCCCTTTGACGGTGAAGTATTCGGGGCCGTCACTCGAAAGGGTGGCGGCTTCAGTCCGTTTTGGACGCTAGGCAGTGCGTCAGCACCCACCCCTGCAGATCCGTATGCCGCTCTCTGAGGCTCTCAAAGCGTCCTATGTCTTGGGCATAGGCTTCGAGGAGTACAGGGAGCGGTATAGGCTCCGGTAGGCTCCTAGTGGAGTCCAGCGGCGGTTCTAACAGTAGCAGGCTCGGGGGTGGCTGCGGGCATGACGCCCGCTCGTAGCTGGCGCAGCTGGTCAGAGACAGGAGCAGAAATCCTGCAAGGGGCCGAATCATGGATAAACTCGCGAATGGACTTGGTTACGATTTTGACGCCCGTGCCAATCTTGGCCTCGGCCTCGCTGAGTTTGACTTGAAGGCTCAAGCGGTCAGCGTCCGCTCGCACCCTGCGCTCCAGTTCCGCACGCAACTCAAGACGCAGCACCTCTGCGGCATGAGCCTCTAGCCGCCACCCGTTGGCCTTCCATCCGCCCATTACGAGCAGGATGGAGAGGCAAACGATGATGGCCGCTTTCGCGTAAAGCCACATTACGGCTTCGGGAGGTTCGCGGGCTGGTTCGCCGCGCCGACACCCAGCAACGCCAGCACCGTCGCATTCACCCAATCCGGGATGGTGATGACAAAATCAACGCCAAGCCCGGGGGCTGCAGAGTTCCAGGCAGCAATGACGGCCAGCAGGAACGCGGCCACGGCTGCAATTTTCGTCTTGTATCCGGGCAGGATATTAGCCAAACTGACTATGATGCTGATGTAGTTCATTTCTTTTCCCTTCAAGAGGTGCCTATGGCTACCGTTCGAGACCGTTGGACAAACCTTCGATTTAACAGGCTTCTAGTCACCGATGCTTGGGTCGAAGGCATTGTAACCAAACTTCGATGCATTTGCGACTGTGGCGAGGAGCTCACGGTGCGGGCGGCGGACGCAAAAAGTGGAAACACCGGTAGTTGTGGGTGCCTACGGGTCGAGAATACTATAGCCATGCGCACCACCCACGGCATGACATACTCTAATGAGTATGAAATTTGGTCTGACATGAAGAAACGGTGCACGAATAAAAAGCACAATCGTTACGCCAGATACGGCGGGCGCGGCATTTCTGTATGCGCCAGATGGGCGAAGGATTTTACCGCATTTTACGCTGACATGGGGCCAAGGCCATCGAAGGACCATCAGATTGATCGCATCAACAATGATGGGAACTACGAGCCTCAGAATTGCCGCTGGGCCACACGACGGGAAAACATGCTGAACACGGGCCGGGCCATGTTTGCCGAGTACCAAGGCAAGAACGTGTGCCTGAAGGACTTGGCCATTTTGACGGGCGTCAAATACGGTACTCTGTACTACCGCTATAAGCGAGGGCTTCCAGTCGTGGCTTGACGCCGCCCGCGCAGTCTCTACGCCGTCACGAGCCGCCCTTCCCTTGCATCATAGCTGACGCAGCTACTCCGATCTCGTAAAGGTGGCCGTCCAGTTCCGTCCCGGACTTTCCCCTTGCCGTGACGAACACCTCAAAGGGGATCGTCCAGTTTCCAAGGTGGTCCTGCTTGAAGCCGACCGAGACAGCGAAGGGGCCGACTTGCTCAGTAGTCGTGAAGCGGCGCGGCGGGATCATTTGACCACCTTTACCGTTCGGGTCAATATGAGTCAGATGCGTGTCAGAATTGTATAAATTAGCGCGAGCGGGAAAAACGCGAGGGTGCAGAACACAAGGCTTGGTGCAGTCCATAGCCATTGCACCTTCCAGATGTCCCACTTACGCGGTGCGCGGTAGAAGATCCGCTCTGAGGCGGGCTTGGTGTTCTTCTGGGTGGTGTTGGGGCGTTGACGGCGGGTCATTGATCCTCCAAAATCTCAGCAGGCTTTGTCATTAGGAGGCGCAATTGAGCGGCGATCCATTTCCAATGTACCCACCACAGACACCGTTTGCTGAAACTCTTTCAACAAGAAGGGATGCCATCAGGGACTTCCTGCTGGACAACTCGCCCTTGACATTTCACGATCAAACGCATTTAGACGCGAACACGCCAGAGCGCGCGTACTACCATTACGGGTACATGATGGCGCTTTCTGACGCCCTCACTTTCTATCTGGCTTCAGTGCCCCAAGGTCCAAAAACGCAATAACGTCAGACGTTGGTCCGCCGTTCTGGTAGTTGTCCGCGATGTTCCTAAACACCACCGCGTCGTGGCTGGCTCTTGCTTCTGATAGCTTGCAAGGCGGCGCTTCTCGGCCATGTTAGCCCCCCGGTCCGACGATGGCCTTAAGGCCGAAGTATCCAAGCACCGATGCAATGGTCCCCACGATCCCGGGGACGAGGAAGATGACGTATTTTGCGCCCTTGGCTTGATTGAGCAGCGCGGTCAACTCTGTCACCGTCTCTTTCAGCTCCTTGACCTCCATCTTCAGGTCTTTGACTTCACCTGTCAGGGAAGACACGGTGCCTTGTAGTTGTCCAAAGTCTCTGTGCAAGTCCAAGTCGCTGCTCATGGGAAGGCTTTCCTGTCCAGTTCGATATGCGGATAGTCCTTGAAACTCTTCCAATCCCCCCCGCTCACAATCGGGATCTTCAGTTCTGCAGAAGCCGTCTTGAACGCTTTGATGATTGGCAGAAAGGCCGGGGTCTTCCATGTCACTTCTCCGTAGAGGATGGGGGCGAAGTCGACCGCGTGGCCTGTGATGTGCCGACTGTTGAGCGTCTTGCTCAGACCCTTCGCGAACAGTTCCCGCTGCCGCTCTTTGCTGCGGAGGCCCTCAGTGATGATAAACTGCAGGTCGGTCAGTTCGTCTGCCCGATGCACGACGCGCACAAGGTCAGGATGGACGCCTTGCAGCGCCTTCAGGCTTCGTTCGTTTAGCATTTACATTCTCACATGAAACTGTCCCCGCGCACTCACGTGGGGCGCGGGGAAGGTCGGGCGATGCAGGGACGCCGCCCGACTACAGCCCGTGGAAAGGAGGGGGAACCACGGGCTATTGAAACGAAAGAACGATAACCGCCCATGCGACAGCGCCCACAATGGCTTCACCGTAAAAGTAATGTTTCCCGATGCGATGCCCGACCCAGTACAGCAGCGCGTGACAGGCACCGCTTAGTGTGTAGGCAACAAACATGATCGGGGCGTAAAGCACCAGGAACACGGATGCCAGCGCGTTTCGCGCAAGGCCAAGCCAATCCGGTTCGCGCCTTAGTGGAACGTCTGGAATGTATTGCCCTGTCCCAAACAAGGCCAAGGCGATCCAGTTGGTTAGCGTCAGGACCAGAGCCATCCACCATGGAGCGCCGCTTCCGTAGGTCATCAGGCAGGCAGTGGGCACGGACCAAATCAAGCGCATCGTCTGCGTGCGTTGCTTGCCGCCCCACTCCCAACCGTAACGTCTGCACAGCATACTGAACCAGCCGCCCCGGAGGCGATACAAGGCACCGCCTACGAAAGCGGCCACGAGCATCCACATGGCTCAGTCTTCCGCAATGAAGCGCATAGACCAATCCGTTGCGGTCACAGCAGTTTGGACACCTGTTGTCTTGTTCGGAATGACGATGCCTGCGGATGCAACCCGAATGTTGATGTTCGTTGCACCCTTTACGATGCTAAGGCCACCAGACACGTTCGAATCGCCTGTGACCGACAGGTGCACAATTTCGCCTACGCCATAGTTCAGAACCGCATTCACAGCCGTCATCTGTACCTGCACATTGTACGGGATGACGCCCAGACCGTGAGCAAGATTGCCCGTTGTCGCTGCCGCTGTGGGAGTGAACGTGCCGCTGATATAGCGATACCTGCCGGACACCGTTCTCCAGCCCGTCCCGTCACAAACCAAGGTGACGCGCCCGCCAACGAATGTCTTGCGCGTGCTGAACCCGTCTATCAGTTCAGCGCCATTTGGATCGATGGTGACACCAAAAAATCCTGTATCCTCGTTGCTCACGTAGAGCATGAAGCCAGCCCTACCAGACGCGGCTGGGAGTGTAAGTGTCACATCTGCGGATAGACCCGCAAAGCGGATAGACCCGCCTCGGTCTGAGTCCAAGACGGTGTAGTCAGCCGTTTTCGACGAGGCAGATGGAGAGGGAGCTGGAGCCCCGGTTGCGAACTGATAATTCACGCAGCGCCAGTTTGAGCCCGACGCATCCTGTGCGGCCTCGTTCACAAATTCGGCTATGTCGCCCGCCGCAGTCGTGATGTTAGAGCCAAAAAGAATGAAGCTCGTTGCGTTATGGGTGAGTGGGCATCCCGCCGCGAACTTGAACGAAGCCCTCCGCCCACCTTGGGCAGACGAAATCCCCGTGACTGGCGTCGTGCCCGTGACGTTAAACCACCCGCCCCCTGCAGC